GAGGGGTTTGCCCCGTCTGTTCCCCGCAATCAGGAAGGATTTCCAAAAATGATCTGCCGCGCGTCGCCCCAGCCGACGCCGAAGTCGGCATACGCGGTGTAAAGATCCTTCAGCGGGTTGTCCTGCGGCGACTGCATCACCGTCGGGCGCGTGTTATAGACGATGTTCACAAGCTCCTTCATCAGTCGGCGGTCACACACCGCCCACTGCTTGCTCGTAAAGCCGTCCGCACCGCCGCCCATGACGATGTAGCGCATGCCGTACACGGGGTTTGCGGCGTTGTAGGCGCTCTCGGGATCGGCGGCAGGCATCAGACGGGCGTTCTCGCCGAACATCTTCTTCGCCTTCTCTTCGAGCTCCGGCGCAATGAGCACCGTGTCAAAATCACACAGGAACGGCATACCGTCGGGCGTGAGAAAACGGTTGGCACGAGCCTGCGCCGCCGTGATGGCGGAAACGGAGAAGGCGTCCGTGGAGATGTTCGAGTATGTACCGGCGTCGGTATCGGCCACAAACGTTCGGCCCGAGGAGCCGCGCGAGGCGACGGGGTGCGCGGCGTTGGCCCAGCTCACGCCGTCGCCGCCGTTGTGCTTTCCGTCGGTGTTCCAGGCGTTGGCGAACATGCGCAGAACGTGCAGATACACGGTGAGCGCCATGCTGTCGCCGAGCTTGGTGCCGACCTTCTTGGTCTCGCCCATCTTGTCCACCTTGGCCTCCTTGTAGCCGACGGGGATGGAGAGCGTGTACTCGACCGGCGTGATCACGGTCTTAAAGCCGCGCTTGAGACTTCCCTCGTTGAGATTCTCGCCGTCGTAGCGGGGCGCTTCGCCGTAGCCGCCGGAGCCGGTCAGCTCGTAGTCGATGCTCTTGGCGTTCACCTCGCCGACAACGGGCGAGAGCTTATTGAGGCGGTCGGCGTAAGCAAAGTCGAACGCCTTGCCGACGAACGCATAGTTGTCGCTGGTCCAATTTTTGAAAGTGCTGCTCATTGATTCATTGATCTCCTTTTCTGTTATCGTTTTTCAGGCTTTTGCCGCGAGCGTATGCGCCGCGGCGATGCAGCGGATCGTGTGACGCTCGTAATCGTGGCCGATGCAGCGCACCGCCGTGGCGCCCGTCGCGCTCACAACGAGCGCCGTAGCCTTGGCGTTGAGCGCACACACGGCGCTGCCGAGCGCGGGGTAGAACTCATACTCGTCCCCGGCGGCGGGTGTGCCGCCGGTCTCAAGCGTGAGCACCGTACCGCTTTTCGCATAGTCCGTCACGGCGCGGCGCGTGCCGGGCTTATCGCTGTTGCTGCTGCCCGCGGTCTTGCTTTTGAGTACGAGCACCGCGGCGTTGTAGGCGTCGTCCGCCGCGCCGGCAGCAACATCCCCGCTTGCCGGAACGAGCGTCGCGGCGCTGCCGCTCGCGGCCTTGATCGTCGGCACGGGACATTCAAAGATCAGCCCCGGATTGTCGCAGACAAGGATCTCGTCCCCGTCCGCGCGCGGATTGAGGATGTCCGCCGTGCCGCTGTGGTCCTCTCCGGCGATGCCGAGAATGGCAGCGGTCTGCGCGGCAGCCGCCGGAACGACTTTGCCTCCGGAAAGCTGCACCACCTGTCCGGCGGTGATCGCCGTGGCTTTTGCCACCGGGTAGCTGCGCTCACGGATCGTCTCTTCGCCGCCCGCATTCTGGATGGGTCTCATGTTTTGTCTCCTTTCCCGTTCATTTGTTTCGGCTCAGATACTCGCGAGCCGACATTTTCATCTGCGGAAACGCGCGGTTCCACGCGTCCAGCTCCGACTGCTGCCGGGCGTTGAGCGCCTCATAGGCCCCGCTGCCGCCGCTGCCCGTAGACCGTGCAGCCCGGCTTTCCCTTCTCGCCTGCGCGGCCCGCAGCGCGCCGCCGGCGACCTCCAGATAATCCGCGTACAGCTCGCTCAGCGGCTCTCTGCCGTAGCGGCTGCCGCAGAAACGGCGAAAGCTCTCCGAAGCGTCCAGCCCCGCGAGATCCGCCTCCGGATACCGGCGGGCAAACTCGCGCGCGTCCTCGGCGATAAAGCGCATCTGCTCTTCCTCGCGCGAGCGCCGCTCGCTCTCGCGCCCGGCCAGCTCGCGCATCGCCCGCTCGTATCCGGCGCGTTCGCCCCCCAGTCTCGCCGCCTGGAATCGGCGATTGTCCTCATGGCTCTGCGGCGTGGGAGCACTGTCCCTCTGCTCCGCCGAGCCGTCCTCCGCGGGAGGCACGACCTCCCCGATCTCTTCCGATCTTTCGTTTTCGTCCATCTCGGACTCCTTTCTGCCGGTGTTCGCCCCGGCCCGCGTATCCCTTACGGTGATTTAATGCTAGCACAGAAGCACGTTTCGTGAACGGCAGCTTTTTCGTCGTTTTTCACGAATCGTGTATCCATTGAATAAGCAGGGTCTTTCTCCGGCGCAAATTGCTCATTTGCCAATTCCCGCGCCCGAGCTGCACACGCTCCGTGATAATGCCAAACACGAAAAACGCCGCCGGGGGTCTCCCTCCGGCGGCGCAGCGCGGTGATTTGGTTTTACAGATTCTTTGCCCGTATTTCATCGAACCACATACGGCAGCGGGCATTATCGTCGTATTCGCTCAAAGATTTCAACCGCTCGTAGCCGTATTGTGCTCTCACTTGGCGGGTCTTCGCATCGTAAATGAGCTTAATTACTGTTGGCACATCTCTTTTGTACTCAAGACACAGCTCACGGACGGCATAGGAATAACAAAGAATCGTCAAACTTATGTCCCTTTTTTCTTCTTTGGTCAGCGAAGATGACTCTTTTCCCTCGCGTATAGCTCTGTCCCAATCATTGTCTGTATAGAATTTTCCATCAATGCGGAACGCAGGTCTTGCCATAAGAGCGCCTTCTTCAAGATCGGAATAAATGTAAATTTTTTCTGCACGGTTTTCCGCATAGGCAATGCTCTGCCGGATCATTTCGCTTTGATACGCGGAAAACAGATCCTCAAACGGCCGCCCTTCCGCCGCGGCTTTTTTATTGCGGGCTTTCAGGTTTTTTTCCAGTTCACCGTATTTCATAACCCCAGTCCTCCTAAGAAGTCCTTTGTAATATGCTTGCTGTATTCCACTCCATCGATCGTATACTCTATGGAAAAAGAGCTTGGACGCAAATCACTTCCGCTGTACTAAACGTCTCCAGTATACCAGTTTTCGTCCGGATTTCCAGTGATTTCCG